GTCGTTTCTTTCAAGTCTTTCCATAGCAGTTGTGTACATTCCTTGCCATTGTTGAAGTCTTGCAGGTTCTACACCACCTAAAAAATTAGCAGCATGATATAATGAACCATATAAATAAATAGCTGGATGATGTGTTAAAATATAATTTGATGTATTTGAATCTGATAGAGCTGCAAACTTAGCATAATAATTTAATGTTCCTGTGTATGCAGCAGCAGGAGTTGGTGCAAATCTAAAATTATCTCCTAGTATAGTATATGTTGATGGCATTCCAGATGTAGAACTACCTTTGATTTGATCCATTTGAGCTGGAGTAATATATTTCAAAGCATACTTAGTTCCACCTTCAGTAATAAAAAAATCTCTTACTTGTAAAAAATCAGCAGGGATAGATTCTGTTTCCGAATCAATAGTAATAGAAGTAGATGTAATCATCTTTCTAATTCTAAGTTTTGAGTTTAAATCTGCTTCTGTTAATACGATAAAATCATCAGCTATTTCTGATGTTAAGTCTGATCTGTTTAACCAATTTGCAATAGATGTTTTTAGTGCTGAATAACTACTTAATGCCATTATAAATTACCTTCTGCTGTTTTAAAATATTGAAACTCATTTGAGTTTAATTTTTTTTTTAAAATTTTTTTTTGTACTTCTTTTGGAAGACTAAACCAATTATTAGTTCCATTATACTCATTCGCCCAAACAGATAAAGCTAAAGTTGGAATACTAGCTACTCTTTTTAAATCTCTTGATTTAGAATATCCATCATTTAAATTAGTAAGTATTTTATTGTGTTTTAAGTGTGAGGTTACATCTACTTGTTCTTTGATGGCGATTTTTCCATCCATATCATCTTTGAGATATGTAGTTTTTTGTAAACCATCAACTGTTACGTCTTTTTTCATCTGCCTTGACCTTTGTATCTTTTTTGTTTCTTTTGTCGTTTCTCATTTTTGTTCTGAGATTTTTTATGTTTACCAGGTCTTTTTCTAGGCTTGGGTCTTGGAACAAAATGAACAAACTTTTGTCTAGCCACTAAGCACTCATTTCAACAATAGAAATATCATCACCACTAGTACCTATGATAGCAACTTTTTCACCTGGAGAAATTTTAAAAATTTCTGGTTCGTTTGCAGGTATAAAAATACTACTAGATGTTGCAGTTGGGTTTACACCGAACAAAATATGAACTGCTGCGTTAGAGCAAATTCTTGCATATTCTGATTGTGAACCAAAAGCTGCTGACTGAGTTGATGAAGTACCACTCAAGGCAATCATTTGAACTGTTGTAGGTCTTAATCCATAATTAAAACTCATATTTATCTCCTAATTTTGAAGGGGGGAAGTATCGCTAGACAAGATCCCCCCAGTTAATATTTATCTTCTTATTACAAATGTAACAAGTAATTTTTTAGCTCCAGTAGAACCACCATCAGTAATCATTTCGATAGTTCCATCTTCTTCTACTCTGTTTGCAGCAGTAGGTTCAGCAGAATCTACAGTACCAGCAGCAGAGCCAGAGTGAGCAACTGTTATGCCACCACCTGTTACAGCAGTACCACCAATTTCAAAAGAAATTGCAGCGTTGCCTCCAGAGATAGCACCTTGTAAAGCAGTAATAATTTTAATTATTTTACCACCATCAGGCACAGCAACAAATGTTGATGAAGCTGTAGATATATCTTCAATCTCAGCAGTTAGAAAGTAATCGTTTAATGTTCTCATTTTTTATCCTTTTTATTTGCTTCGTTCCGACTTTAAATCTTCAAAGACCAAACAAAATTGTTAATTAAAATGATGGGGGATTACTCCCCCATCAAACTATTTATTATGATGTTGTTAGATCGTAAACAGCACCACTTGCAGCTTCATTTCTTGACTCAAGAGTGTACTCTGCAACCATAAATCTCTGATCTGCGTCAGCAGTCTGAGCTGGAGTTTGTAGAGCAAAGTCTCTTAGGAAAGAAACAGCGAAGTAGTCCATTTCTAATACTAAAGCATCTTGACCTTTTTTAGCAGCAGTTGAGTTAGCACCTCTAATGAATCTATTAGGAGCAACTTGTAATGTTCCAAAGTCTGACTCATATACGTCAATTGAAGTTACTAATCTTCTGTCTTCTGCTTGGTCAAATCTAGTTGAACCACCAGTAAAGCCAGATAGCTTCTGCTTGTTGAAAGCACCTACCATAATCATGTTAGGGTTTCCACCAGCATCAAAGCATGATCTCAATACAGATTTTAACTGATCTTCAGTAAAAGCTCTTTGAGTACCATCAGTTCTAGCAGCACCACCACCAGAACCTGATCCACCAGCTCCTGCACTTACGTTAGAAGAAATCCAAGTTTGAACTCCACCTAATTTTCTTGCAGTTGTAGCGTTACCAGCAGTAGTAGCAACATTAGATAAAAGAGCAGTTTCCATATCTCTTTTTAATTCTTTTGCAGCTTTAGCTACTTGGTAAGCTAACTCATTATTTCTACCAGCAGCAGTTACAGCATCATTAGTTCCTGATACTTGAATCGCTTTAGTAGAGATTTGAGTGTTGTTAGTTAGTTTAGTTGTTGCTGATAGTGTGCCATAAGATATTGATGCACCTTCTACAGCAGCGTTTGAAGCCACATCAGCTAACGAATCTGTTTGCCACTGATGTGATGTGTTTGTTGCAGATGTTTTTGCAACACCAGACATAAAAGGCGTTTCAGTTGGAGCTATTGAATAAATAATATCTGCCAAATCTTCTCTTATGCCGACTGTTTGATATGTTTGATATACAGCCATTGTTTATCTCCTTAGTAGGTTATTGGTTTATAAGTATTTCATTAAAAGGTCTGTAGCGTCTTTTGGACTTCCACTTCGTTTTAATGTCTTAATTTGTTCCAACCTTGACTTATTATTCATATCCTCTTTGGTACTTTTAACACCTGACTTAACAAACTTAGTAGGTTTGACTTTTTTAGAAACTAAATTTGGTTTTACCGATTTAGTTTTTTGAAAATTCATTCCATCTATGATGACATCAAAATATCTTGAATCTACTATGTTTGAGACATCCTCATTTGAGAATCCCTTAGAACTTAAATAGTTCACAATATTTGTTTTAACTGTTGCACCTTTTATTGGGTCAGCAATCTCAGGATGTTTAAGATAAAGTTTTCTTTGTTCATCTCTTAATATTTCCTGAAACTGAGCTTTCTGATGTTCTCTCAGTTTTTGCTGTGCTTCTTGTATCGTATTTTTTCGTTTCTGAATTCTACGATCCACTCTAGCAGCTTCAGTTGGGTCTTCCTCCCAGAGTTTATCCAACTCTTTGGAGTTCATGTCATTATTAATTTCAGCGTTCAAAGTAACTACAAGTGAATTTAAATCATCCATCTTGGTTGAATACTGGTTTTTCAAACGATCTTCTTCAGATTTAAGCTCTCTTTTTTGTAAAGCTATTTCCTCAGTTTTTCGTCTGTAGTCGGCATCTTTTTGATAACCTGCTTTTAATTCTTCAAGGTTGACATCAATCCTTTCACCATTAACAATAACTTGGTGTAGATCAGTCTCTTGTTCTTCAATTGCATTTGAATCTTCAGATGCTTCTTGTTCTGTTACTTCCTGTTCAGGTTGAGTTTCAGTTTGTTGTTGAACTTCTTGATTATCGTTGGCTTTAGCCTCTGGTTCTTTTTGTTCAACTGGTGCTGCTTCTTCTTGAGGTTCTTTGATAACTCCTTTTGAGTCCATTAAACTCTCAATATGTTTAGCTGCACCTTGCATTGTCGCATTGGACAATAAAGGGTTTGATTCAGACATTAGTCCTCCTGTTGTTAAGCTGTCTTATGACTTGGCTTATCCTAACTATAGTTAGAATTTTTTATTCTGTTGTTGTTTTCTGAAATCTTCTAACTGTTTCTCAGCTAGTTTTCCTGTTTCGATTACAGATTGTAGATGTTGTTCTACTTTACCAACAACATTATAAGCAATCCAAAGTTTTTCTCTGGTATCACTTTCTTTAGCACCTGTTTTTTCTAATAGTGCTTCAGAGTAAAGTTTTTTTAGAGACTCAATCGCCTCTATAAAAATTTTATTCTCTAGTACCTGTTTGGCTTGGTTGGATCGGCTGATCTCCTGCGATCTCCCTGCCTGGTCTCTGATTTTCATTTAATCCTTGTACTTGTTGGCTAAACATATTAGCAGATTTTTGTGCTTGTTCAAGAATCTTGGTATCACTTGCCATCATCATCTTATCCAAGTCAG